TGTTCCTTGTAAACTAAAATTTACAAACATTATATCGTCGATAATTTTATAAAAAATTAATTTGACAGTAAAACTTGAAAAACCAACGATTGTTGAAATGTTACTGTAATCAATCCAATCGGTGTTATCTGTTTTTAGTGCCAACGCATCAAATACCGCATTTTGACTTGGCGCAACCGTTGTTACTCCATTGACTATTGCATCTTCAATTATTGTTTTGTTTTCCCAAATATCAGTCGCAGAAGTATAGGTTAACGCTTGACCGTTTGCAGCAGTAGTTATTTTAACATTGTGCAATTCATCTAACTCATAACCGTTATCCACCTTTACAAAGATTGAGCCTTGCGTAGCGTGTGCGTGTACTACATAACCAACAATCACTAAATGATTTGGCGCAGTTGGTTTAACTTTTGTTAATTGACCTGCAACCGTTGGCGATAAATATAAAATATCCCCATCAGCCCACGTTTCAGATTGTAAAGAACCTGTTGTATTAATGCCTCGTATAAGTCCGCTTGTCGTTATAAATCCCTCTTGATTGTTGTTAATTGTTTCTGTTACAAGTCCTATTGTTTCAGCAGATAATACGTCTGTTGTGGCTTGTGCTAAATCAACTTTCAATCTTTGACCTTGCGCTCCCGTAACTCTTACAGCTTGATAATTCGCTTCTAATAAGTTTACGTTAGTAGCTGTTTTATTAACTACTCGCAAAACGTTTTCTTGACCGATTTGTAGTGTAACGTTTCCACCTTTTAGTTTTAAATCTACCGTTCCGTCGGTATCATTCCAAACCATTGAACCCGCAGCAGTAGGTATATTTGTAGGTGTATTGTCAAACTCGATATTTCCAGTAAGTAAACCGAACTCTCCTAAATCAACATCTTGTGTTGCACCTGTGTATGGAACTCCACCGCCACCGCTTGACTTATTCCAAACGTTTAAAATCCAATAATTACCAATACCTACTTTTTTTAATTCGCAAAAATCCCCAACGTTTAGCGTTAAGGTTGTAATTGTTTCCGATAAATAATAACACTGTGTTCCTGCAGTAATATTTAAAGTTGCTGTTGCTGGTATTGTATCGTTTGCTACAAAGAATTGAATAAGGCTATTACTTGGGAATAATTCTAAATCATCATCTAGCGTCATTGTCATTCCACCGGTAACGAGAGAATATTTTAAGCGGTCTGCAAGTTCAAAATCTCTATCGCTATCGATTTGTTGAAATTCTTTGTCCCCAACTGTTAACACTTGGGTAAGGTTTGGAATAAAACTATTGTATATTTCCCAAACCGCTGCGTCCGTACTTGCATCGGTACATTTGTAAGTTGTTCCGTTATCTAAAGTCCAAAGAGAATCAACTTTAAAACGTAGCGTGTTATCAAAGCTAGAATCAGGAATTACATCAAAGCAATTTGTTGAGTGTCTTATAAGTCCATTATTGTCAAATACGTGTCTTATTCCAGCTTGCCACATATCTTCATAATCTACCGAGCAAATCCGAGATATACCACCGTCGCCACCAAAATCGTATGTTCCCTTTTTTAGCAAAGAAGTATTCTCTAACTCAATAGCATCGGCATCGTTTATAAGTATGTTTTCGCCACCCGTTGTATTGCCTAAAACTAAAGTTTGTGCTAGTGTTTGATTGCCTCCGCCTCCGCTGGTCCTAGTTACATTAACCTCAATAATATTAGGGTTAACCGTAATATCTACCAAATCAATCGTTTCGTTAATCGTTATATCTACTGCCATTATCTTGAAATATCATCGTTAATAATAAACAATCCACTTATCCACGTAACAACCGTATCATCCGCCAAAGTAATCTGTATATCGTATTGATACGTACAAGCAGGAATATTAATAATTTGCTCGTCAATCTGAAAGTCGCCACCTACTGCATCGGTAATCGTTAAAGCTGGAGTAAAGATTACAACACCGCCCGGCTGTTTACGAAGTTGCATTAAAATAACCGCATCGGTTAAATCTAAATCTACATCATTTACCTTTATGTTTATCGGTGTTTGGTAAAATGTGTCCCCTCGTTTGTGCGTGAAATTTACTGTTTTCATTTGATAAATACTTTTCTAATTTTTTTATATTTTCCTCTGTCCGTTTGTCCGTTTTTCGCATATCAATAATTATTATTTTCGTCTAAAAAATACCATCGGTTCAATATACTACTTTTATTGTAAACTGGAGGAACAATTTGACTGTCTGCGCTTAAATATTCTGGCAATTCGTTTAGCATTAACCAACGCTCTAAACGCCCTTGATACATTTCAGCTTTTAATCTTTGGTTATTTACTAAATAATCAACTTCAGTTTTGTCAACTGCTGCGGTGTTTTCGGGTTGCGTTTTATAAATACCGTTATTTGTAATCTTGTAAGCACCCACCAAAAGATATTCTACTGCGCTCTGATGAATCAAAAAAGGTTTTATGTAATCATCAAACAAAGTCAAATATAAACCGCTTAAATCGTCGTTTCCAAAGTCAACATCTATTTTATTGAATAGCGTTTCCCCAAGTATTTCCTCAAGCCTTGTACGCTGCGCATCAGCAATGCAAGGGATGTATAAATCAATATCTATATTGCCACCTAGTAAGGTGTTTTTTGTAAGTTCGTTTTCTCGTAGCCAAATATTCATAATAGTTGTATTTGTAGGTTACATATCGTGAGGTGCGATATAGACTTTTTGTGGGTTTGTTGGTGCTATCTCTCCCGCTTTTCTTACATCTGCTGGAGTCGATGGTTGAGCGGCTGTATTTTTACCCGTTCCTATTTTTCTGTACATCTCACGTACCCAAAAATGTTTGCAAGTTCCAAAAGGAAAAGCATCGCTTAAAAGTCCTCCACCTTTCCACAAAAATATATCGTAAGGTTGATTCGGGTTTGGTCTCATTCCAAATCCCGGATTAACATTTCTTTGGCTCATTAACTCAATATCCTCTTTTCTGTAAAGTTTTTTTGCTTTCATCATTGCTTTGCAAAACTCACGCTCAGGGTTTGGATTACCGCTATATCTGTAACGTGTAATGTATAACTTTGTGTCTTGCTCGGAAACGCTTTTAGTTCGTGCAGTTCCAGTACTAACCGCCTCCATTGCAACGTTCATCAATTTAACCGTTGTTTCATTTAACCTTTCCATCTCCGCATCTCTCTCATCTTCTTTGTCGTAGTCAACTGGCTCGGCACTAATCAACTCCCACTCGTTCAAATCTATTTCCTCTCCTAAATCTGAAAAGTCTTGTGATGATAATTGTGTAACTGCTGCGGTTTGTTGAGTAAATAATGCTTGCGCAACGCTTGCAGGAATATTTAAGAATTGAACTAAGAATACAATCGCTTGCTCGGTTGTCAAAATACCCTCTTTTACCTTTGCAAAAATATCAATCGCACTAGCAATCTGCGCTCCGTTATAAGAAACCGCAGCATCTGAACTTGTTTTGTCGGTTTGATCTAAAACATTAGCAGCAACCTGCTCACTTCTTAAACTTTCAAACTGCAAATCCAAACTAATACCATTTGCCTTTAGTATTTCCATCAAGCCATCCAAAATAATCTCTTGCTTTGGTGTAATTACGTTAATCATTAATTCAGCAAATCCAACTTTAATCTCTTCAGCGTTTGAACTGAATCCGCTTGCCTCTTTTATTCCAACTAGCATCGGCGAAGTAAGTTTGTGAGCGGTGCAAAGTTGTTGCCTAGCTTCAGCACTTAAATACTCATATTGTTTATGCGCCTCGCTAACATCCAACGCTGTAATTGTAATCTCACTTTCTTTATTATCGTTCCAATTTAAAAAGAAATTCCCAGCTTTATTTGATCCCGTTAAATTCTCACGAATCCTGCGAGTAGTTTCCATTATTTCAATCTCACTCGCTTGAACTCCAGCGTTCATATTTATAATATACCCAAAAGATAATCCGTTTTGAATGTGCTTAATACAATAGTTTTGAAACTCCTCTTCAAACTTTGCCCAACTTAATCCGGAAACGTAACTTGGATTGCTATAATAAAATTGTCCTACTTGGTAATCTTTGATAATGTAAATCTCGGACCGCTCTCCGCCACCGCTTCCAAAACCGAAAGCGTCATATCTTTCGGGCTTGTATTTTTGAACATTTGAAAAATCATAAGAATACCAATATCCCGTAATATCGCCATCCTCGTTGGCTACTTCTGGAGCAACCCTTTCCTTTGCTATGTGGTAAACTTTTTTTACTTCATTATTCAAGTATTTCACTTCAACCGAAGCCTCGCCAAACATCTCAAAATCTTTGCATATTTTTCTTAACTCCTTTTTATCAAAGATGGTATTTAATGCGCTCCACTCCTTTGGTTTGGTTAACTTCTCGTTTGAATCGATGCCTTTACCATAAATAAAATTAGCGTAACTATCAATTATAGCACTATTTGTAGTTGATCCGTTGTAAGCATCAATAATCGTTTTGTAAAATTCGTTATTTCGCCCATTTAATACCCACTTTTTACCCTGAACTTCCTTAATTTCTGGGCGAATGTAGTTGCTTAATTGAATATCAAATACTCTTTGCGTTGGTTTATCGTACATAATTATACTTTTAATATGCCATTATTCATTTCGTAGTTTTCCAAATCTGTTTGAGCAGTAACATAAGCCTTGCCTCTGTACGTAATTGCATCATTTTCGAGTATTGTACACTCAAAACTTTGCCCCTCGATGGTCTGAAAATCCGAAAATGTGATTATTAATTGAAAGTTTTGGTAAAAAACATTATCATATTCAATAGAATAGGTAATATTTTTGAGTTCATCACGTAAATTAAACACAATTTCGCCACCATTATAACTAGATGGAATACATTTAAACGTGTGATTTGTTGCTACATTAAAGACTATCATATTAATAAGACTAAAATAAAGTGATTTGTAACAAAAAACCCATCAATTAAGATGGGTTTAAGTAGTAAGTTAAGCTAAAATTTAAGAAACAACATCCTCAGATACCAAAGTTAACAATTCTGTTTTAGTAGTACCATCCAAAAAAGGAGATAATCCTCCCTCTTCGGCTGCGATTGTCAAAGTGTAACCTGATAAATCTCCACCCGCTGCTCCTGTTACTTTCGTGCAATTACTCATCGTTCCATTGGTCAATCCAACTAGATGAATATTTCCGTTGTAATCTTCTACAAATACAAATGGTCTGCCTTGACAAATTAATTGTACCTGCGCTTGTAAGTCTGCTGCTAATTTTGGAAGTGTAACCGCCAAAGATTGAGCAACTAAATAAGTTCCGTTATCTTCCGAACTTGTACCCGTTTCAGTTAGTGCGTTTGTAGTTGCTTTTACTTCGTATTTAAAAACTTCGGTTAAAGTTCCCAAATCGGTAACCGCTTGCGCTGCTACTACAAAGCCGTAATTATCATAATTCGCAAAGTAAAGGTTTTTAATACCTCCTCTTTGGTTCTTACAATTATTTAAAAGTCTACCCGCTGTGATAGGACAATATGCCATAATAATTTAATTTAAAATAAGGGCGGTAACTAAACCGCCCTAGTTACTTCTTATCCTCCGTAAAGTACTCCTTTTGTAGCTTGTCCAACGTTCGCTGCCAAAGTGTAGATTGAACGTACAAATTGAACATCACCATCGTTAACCAATTTACCTACTTCGAATCTGTTTACATCGTCAAGTAAATCTGTATTCCAAGATACTGCCGCTTTTCTTTGAGCGTAAGCCATCAAGTTGTTTGGCGCAGGAACGAATAACAATTCAACTCCGTTGTAGTAAACTTTTGCAGTATTGAAGTTATCACCAGTAATTGCAAAGTTAACTTGTTGTGCAGCACCAACCGCATTGTTAGCGTTGTAGCAAAGTTGTTTCCACGCTCTAGGGCAATAGATAACTGTTGGAGAAACTGTATCTTCTAAGTTTTCAGCAGGAATAGCAGCAAAGATTTTCGCCATTTCTCCTGCAATGTTTCCTGATGTTACAGTTGTTCCAGTTACTTTGATATAACCACCAACCGCAGCGTTATCATAAAGTACTTTTGCAAATACTCCATCAACAAGTCCAGCAGTTAAGGCAGCAACCGCAGTTTGTGTAGCAGCAGTCATTGAACCTTGCGCAGCGTTCGGAGTTAATGCAGCGATTGCAGTTTTTGTTGCGCTTGTAATACCACCCCAAAAAATGTTTTCAGCATCTTGTGAAACGTTTGGTCCTACCATAGCCAAAACAGTTGAAGCAAACTCGCTTGATTCAATGTTAAACGCTCCCGGATTCATTGAACGATTGAAACGAGATGAACGCAAAGACTCTTGTAAAAACGTTTGCTTGTACTCTAGTTTTGTAGGTGTAATTGTGCGGTCTGTAATGTTGATACTTCCGCTTGAACTCAAAGCACTTCCTGTGTATAGTTGTGCAGTTACATCAACTCCAGCCTCTGTAAAGATTGTACCTGCTTTGATGTTGTCGTTAAATGTTACGTATCCATCGCTAATGGTTTTATTTGCGAATAATACTTCCTCAAGGATTGGTTCTACTGCAACCCCTCTAATGTCTACTGGTGTATAGCTTATTGCCATTTTTTTTAGTTTTTAGTTGTTATTTTAATTGTTTTTTGATTTCTCTGTGTCGCTCCAAAGCTGTCATCGCCTCGAAAGGTTTTGAATCTTTCACTTCGGGTTTTGCTTTTGTACTTGCGCTCAACTGAATTTCTTTAGCCTCTGAAATATCAGCTTTCAATTCCACTTTCAAGTCGTTCATTTGTTTAGCCACTTCCGAAGAAAGGTTCATTACAATCGATTTGATTAACGATTCAAATTTTGCATCGTTGCTCATTTCCACTTCTTCGGTTTCTGTTTCCTTAACTTTGATTTCCGCAATCATTCCCGCCTCTGTAATTACCAAGATGCTACCATCTTCTAATTCGTGTTCGCCAACTGGTGCAGGAGTAGTCGTGCCATCTTCGGCTACGATGTTTACTTCTTGACCAGCTTCAAAACTTGCCGCTTCTAAAACTGTAACGCCATCGCTAAGTTTCATTTGTGCTAGTTGCACCTCCACCACTTCGGGTGCTGGGTTATCGCTCGATAATTTTATCGCAGCAAACCCCTCTTTAATTGCATTTGCAATTGCTTCTAAATTCATAGACTCTTGTTTTAAATTAATTTTTTCTAATCCGAATTTTGTACCATCTATTGAAAAGCCTTTCACTTTTCCGGTTTTAATATAATCGTTCCAAACCTCGTCGTTGTTTATTTTCTGCATTGCAAATAAAGTACCTATTGGCTGCTTAAATCCGTATAGTACTGACTTATCGTGTACGTCATCTTCCTTTATCCACGTTTCCGTAAACGTAACATCTTCAATGAACTTGCCATCGTGTTCGATAGTGCTATTATTTTGAAATCCATTTTTGATAAACTTTTCGTGAATTTCTGTAATCGTTTCCGCTTCAAACATAATGTTAAACGGTTCGCCTCCATCGGGATCGTTTCTCATTATTAGTTGGTTTGGAATTAAAACTGGACCAACTACGATTCTCTTTTCCTCATTTGCTGTTGCAAGTTGTATATCTGTTTGCTCTGCACTAAGTGAAATAAATAACTCCTTTGTTGCAGGATCATCCACTAACGAAATTGCGTAAATTCCGCTTTCATCATTTTCGTTTAAAACTACTTTGTACGTTTGCATATCTTTAAGACTGAATTAAATTTGTTTGTTATAAACTTTTTATCCTAGTGAGGCGTTTCGAATAATGTTTCTGTCTAGTGATTGCCCCGTTGTTACATCGCTCGGAACTACATAGGCTTTGACTGGTGTTTGCTCATTAGTTGCCATTATACCGGCTAATTGATTAACCCCGCTATTTCCTACTACGTTAAATTGTGGTGCACTTCCTGCGCCTGCTGCGCTTCCTGCTCCTGCCACCGATGGTGCTGCGCCACCGCCTCCACCTTTAGGAGTTTTAACCGCTAAAATCTTTTTAACATTCGCTATACCCGATGCGACAGCTACACCCGCTGCAACTGCTCCCAATGCTGGTCCAACAATAGGTATCCCCGATAATGAATTATAAGAAGATACTGCTGCTTGATAAGTTTCTATTGTTGCTGCTGCTATTGCTGCTGCTTTACCCGCATCTGTACTTTCTCCTAACAGCGAGGCAGCTTGTTTTAAAGTGTTTGCCCCTGCCGCTAACCATTGCTGTCTAGCTTGTTGTTTTTGTTTTTCAATCTCTTCTTGTGCGTCTGCGTTGGCTTTTTTAATTTCAGTTTCTTTAGCTTCTGATTTTGCAACTTCTTCAACGCCATCTTCTAAAAGCCTTATTTTTTCATCTTGCGCCTCTTGGTCTAAAATCCTTTGGTTAAACTCCGATTCATTGGCAGCTATCTGCAAATCGTTTTGACCTTTAGCAACGCTTTCGTTAAATTCTTTTAACTCTTGCGCTCTTTTTTCTCTAGCCTCTTTTTCTTTTTTGCTCGATTCATCTCGTTTTGAGGCTGCATCATCTTCAAGTTTCTTTTGCGCTTCCCTTTCTTTTTCGGCTTGCTCCGCATTAAAATTGGCAATTTCTAATCTACCTTTTCTTACTAAATCTTCATTTTCTTTTCTTAATTCTTGTATTCTTTTATTTTGGTCTTCTGTTAACTTTGCTTCATCGGATTGCGTTGATTTTATAGATTCTATTGATGCTGCGTTAGCTTTAATCAAAGCGTTAACTCCGTCAAGTTTAATTTGTGTTAGCTCCTTATCACTTGCTCCTCTTTGCTTTGCGCTTGCTAATTCAATTTGAGTATTATAGTCAATTCCTTTAGCTACGGATTCTGCTAATTCTTTACCATATTCTAACTGCTTGTTAAGTTCTTTTTGCTTTTCAGATAATTCTTCCGTTGCATCTGAACTTTCATTCATTTTTGCAACGAGATAACCTAAACCAACAACAAGCGCACCAATACCAGTACTAACAATAGCGGTTTTTAAAGCATTAAATGATACTGCGGTTGTAGTTACTGCACTTGAAAATAATCTTTGCACTACTGTTGCCGCTGCGGTTGCTAAAGTATCTAGTTTTTTAAAAGTTGTAGAGCTTTGAATTACTGCACTTAACTCCTTAAATTTATCTACGCTTTCTCCAATGGTTTGTAAGCCTTGCGATAGTGCCATTGCGGATTGAACTTTCAAAAGTGTTTTTTCAACTTCTTCCGATTGCGCACCAAACAAAGCCATCCCACCTTGCACCGCAGCAAATCCTCCAGCTACTCCCGCAAGTGCTCCGCTTAATGCTTTAAACTTTGCATCAGGGTTAAAGGCATCAGTTAAACTCTTTGCATCGCCTATCCTATCTTTTAATTCCCCTGCACGTTTAGCAGCATTAATTGCTTCTTGTGAAGTAACGCCAAACTTTTCAGATAGTGCCGCTACATCCGCCTGCGCTGCCCTTAATTGTGAGCGTAAAGAACCAACCGCCTCATCTGCGTTGCCTTGTATTTTTATATCAATTACTTTCTCTATTGCCATTTTGCCGCTTTTTTAAATAATTCCCAATTATTTGTATATTGATATTTTCCCTTTGCGGTTTCGATTATCTCGTTGCCTTTGTAGTCCTCTGCTATTTGTAGCATTTCTAGTATTTGTTTAAGCATTTTGAATAAATGGTATTTGAATCGTTAATGATGTTGCCCCTTTAAAGTATTCGATTAATACATTATCTGTCCTTTCTGCTGCGGTTGCATTTGCAGGAACTGAAACTGTCAACAAACCATCTTTGTAAAAGTTAGTGCCAAATGAATAGCTACCTACTAAAAAACCGATTGCATTTTTTGCTCTCCACAAATCATTATCATTTAGATAAATTTGTACTTGAATTTCCTGCGCTGTATTATCTAATATTAACGTTTGTATGTTTGAATTACGAAGTCCTAACGCTAAATCTGTAAACTGTCTAAAATCGCTTAATAGTTCAAAGGTTGTTTCCTTTGTTGTTAAATCAACTGTCATCGTGTTTATAGTATACCTTTTGTTTTTTAAAATTATTCTGTCGTATAACTGAATACTATTTACGATTAAAGTATTTAGCATCGCTTTAACCGTTACTTTCCGAGTTCTAATATTGTAAAGATTATCTACATATTTTGAATAATAAGTATCGTATAAACCTTTCGGTGGTGCTAGTTCAGTATTTACAACTCCTAATTCATCGCTAAAATTAAATCCATAAAGAAACGAAGTGTCTGTTCCTGCAATTTCTAGTTCATTTGTAAATCGTCTGTATCTATTTGTCGTGAAATTAGTACCACCAAAATCGTATCTTATAACTGGACTTGTGCCGTCTACATCCAAAACTATAAACCCGCTGTCATACATTAAAACTGGCTTTGGTGTGTATGCTTGTTGGTCTTTATTCCAAAGGGTTGCAGTTACAAAATTAGTTATTGTCGTGCCTGTTGTTATTGGTGGAATGTAACGCTCGTACATTATATCCTCAAAAGGTAGTTTAACCTCGTACACTTCCGTACTTGCTATGTTTTCGTTCGTGTAATCTAAATCGCCATAATCACGATTGAACAAACCACGAAAAGCATTGTTAATTATATTCTCGGATTTTTCAAATAAAAATTTTATTGACTTGAATATTTTAGGTTTACTTATTTGCTCGTCATCTGTTATACAATATTCTGTAATATCTAAAATTCTACCTCGCTCAAAGTAAACATCCATTGTTACGAACTCAAAAGAAGTTTCGTTTAATGGTATAATCATAAGATTATGCGCTTTCATTATTCCAATTAAAAACGCTTCAACTGTAATATCTGGAACATAACTTTGAATGTTTAATAGTGATGCTGTTGTTTGATTAGGCGTTCCACCTAATTGACTTTCGTTATTAATTGCATTTAATCTTTTATGCTGAATAATTAAATTCAATGTCATAGGCAAATTTGAACTTATAAAAAAAGTAAATCTATGCGTTTGAAATTCCCCATTTACTAACGGTTCTTGTGCTCGATATCGCCCGAAAAAATTAATATCTTGAAATCCTAATAGATTTTCATAAGTAGCAAACAAAACACCATTGTCGTAAATTGTAAACGTATAAGGTATTCCATAATCGGCTAGGTCAACATTTAATTTAGCAAATGATTCTATTCTAAAAGTTGCGTTTGAACTGTTTAAATTGTTAAACGTAAATATGTATTCATCGGTTGCCAAATCTAAATATCCTATTAACGCATTTTGAGTAAAAAAAGGTGAAGTAAAATTCATTTGCATAGGTTCAGACCTTAACGTAAATACTTCCGCATTTTTAAGGAATAACCAAAGTTTTTTAAATAGTAAAGTATCCAAAAAAACTCCGCTAAAAGTAAGTCCGTATTTACTTTGTATGTACTCAAATATTTTCCAAACTGGTATCGCAGGAAATAAAGTTCTAGTATCTATTTCGCCACTAGCTGTCGTTATATCTGAACCGCTACCAGTACCACACTCAAAACGTCTGTCGCTACCAATTAAAGGAAATGCTACATAAGGGTTTGTAGTTCCCAATGTCATAGCATTATTAATATTTGCGTAAGTATAATCAAAGTTTAGTTCGCTGTAATCTAAACTATTCAATTTATCCTCTTTGAATCTGTCTTTTATTTGAGTTAGATTACCAGTAAAATTGATTGTATAGCTTTCAATCATATTGCCTTTTTTATCGGCTTTCTCTAATTGGAATTTACCAAAGCGAAAAGGTATGTCGTCAATCTCTATTCTACCAAAGTATTTTTTACGTTGGTCAAACCCATCATTAACCGAGTTTTCGTACCAATAAGAAAAGATTTTATTATTAACTGCTGATGCTGGAACTGTAAACGATTTTGAATAGTCTGTGAATATCTTGCCTAAATCATTAAAGTTTTGAATTGAAGATGTTATGCTAATAGTTTCATCTGCAAATAACTCTATTCGTTTTGAAATTGGCGTAAGTACGTCATCAATCAGTTCATCGATATAAATGTAAATTCCTACCATATTAATCTACATCATTTATAAGGTTAAACGAGTACTCAAAATTCATTTCGTAATTAATCATCTTATCTCTTAACCTTGTTTTCTTTTGCAAAGATTTGTCTTTTAAAGTTACTGGCTCGTTATCGAGTAGTATAGTTTCGCTAGATAGTAGTTCAACAAGTAACTCGATTGTGTTTTCATCCACCCACCCAGTATTAAGTTTAACGCTTTGCTTCATATCGAAGTTAAACTCTTTCTTTTGCCCTCTTAATGGATTGTAATCAAGCGAATCTGGGAATAGATTAAATCCTTTGCTCTTTACATCGTAGCTGTCCGTTCTAGCTTTAAAGAATGTAAGGTATTGCCAACCGCCTTTTGAGTTTATAAACGTGCATTTTATCGGTGTATAAAGACAGTCATCACCGTTTAAGAAGTAAATAAACGGTTGCGCTGGAACTGCTCCGCTTGTATCTAGTCTAACTTGTACACTATTTCCGTTTTCAAGTCCTGCCGTTGCAGTTCTATAAGGTACTTTTAACATAAAAACTCCTAATCTTGGATCGTCTGCATCAAATATAACTACGTTTTCAATAGTTGTTCCTGCTAAATTTCTATATCGGTAAACCAAATCATAACCAGCTCCCGCATCGTAATCAACAAGCACGTTAAAATATTGGCTGTTATCGGCTCGGTAAATATTTACATCGGAATTAGTTAAGCAAATAACATCTTCCGTTAATGATTGATTGTAACCACCTTGATAATTGTTATATCCATTTACTGCGACAAATGATTGCTCTTCTAATAAAGTCCATTCATCTGTTAAATTTACTTTCCAATAGGTATTAACTACAACTAATCGCCACATATTAGCATCTTCATCCGTTGGAGTGATTGCGCTAGGTGCGATGTTCTCAATATCATCTTTTATGTAAGGCGAAATATTAAACCAGCAATCCCGATTAACTGTATCCGGGATTTGCTTTTCTAGCGTTACGGTTTTGGTTGGTAACACTCCAGCAGGGTCAGCTATATCAACTACACATCTAGTATAAACCTGCGTAGCTTCATCAACTAAAATTTTATAAGGACTTCGAACAAATATTACTTTCATTTTATATCTTTTAACGTGAACTTTAAAAACGTTTCAACATCCAAACCGTATTTCTCAACTATATTTTCATCCAAACTTTTGTAACTCGTATCAAACGCCTCTCGGAAAAACTTTGTTTCGGGTGTACCCTTTAAATAGATACTTCGGCTAATCATTGACACCATTTGTTTACGTGTGGTAAACCTACCATCTTTGCCTCTTGTTCCTGCAAGTCCTTTTCGAACTACCCAGCTATCGATTGCAGTTCTTAAACCGCCTTTTGGTCCTTTGCCGCTTCCGTACTTATAAGGTGAGTTAGGTGCTTTGGCGCTTGAAATTTTACCTTTAACTCCATAATCTAAAAACTTCCAATAACTTTCAGCGTAAAAATCAAAAGCAATACTTCGGGGCATTTCCTTAGTTTCAAATCTTAAAGAGTCGGTCAACTTGTTACTTGTATTATGAGAACCGTATTTGCCTCCTTTCTTTAAGTTAGACTTCGCCCGATCTATAACAAGTTGCCCAAACTCATTTAAAGCCTGCTGTACGTTATCAATCTTCACAACAAACACTCATTGCGTTGTTCGGAATTGAAAGCGTTAAATCCACTTTCCATCCGTCTAACATATTCGTAAATTCTAAAAGTATCGGAGTTAAATCTGAAATGTTCTCAATCTCAATATCGTGTTCGTTTCTCGCTAACTGCATTTTGGTAATAGCATAATTTATAATAGCGTGGCACGTGTTTAAATTGTCAATCTCGTTATCGTTGCCTAGAAACTTATTATTTGATTTTACCTTTGACACGTTGCGAATATCTAACACCGCAATCTCAAACGTAAAAGTATTACTTTGTCCAGGAGCGGATGCGCTGGTTATATTAATATGGGCTAATGGAAATATATTTTTTTTTACGTTATCAATTATATCCGTTCCTTGCGTGATTGTATTAACGAAAGGAGCACCTTTTATGCTGTCTCTAATAAAGTTTAAACAAGTGTAGTATTGGTTCATTTCTGTTGTGTTTGTTTTATTCTACGTGCTTCCTCTTTGCTTTCGTCAATCAAGTAAGATAGTAACGTGAGTGATTCAAAAAGAGGTTCTTTTCCAACGTCTGAAATTCTAATTTTAAGTTCTCGGCTAATTGTGATAAAGGATTGATACCATCCCCATCGTTCGGTAAAGCTTCCTCCAAATTCAACTTCTCCCTCTGTGCCATCTTGGGAATAGAGGATAGGGTGTGATTCAATAATTCGCTGAATAAAGTCCAAAAAAAAACCATTGCGCCACGTACTATGTGCATCGGAGTATCGTTGAAATTTAACGCAAGGGATTCATCTCCGGTAAACTCTTCAATCTCGTAATATTTTTCCCCGTTTACTTTTATGCTTTTTGTTATTGGTCGGTACATTACTGAAAGCATCAACTCTGTTAGTTCATCTTTACCCATACACGTGTCAATCGTTGCGTGTTCCCCTAGTGAGATGCGTTCCATATTTGCAATAAATCCATAATTTACGCCATTCATTTTAAACGTACGTGTAAGTGATGGCGATTGGTCAAGTGTTTGCGAAATTGTTTTAACTATATCGGCAAACTCCAGCGCTGGAAGTTTCATTACATCCGCTACTTCTAAATTGCAGAATATAGCAACCATCTGAATACAGATATACGTTTCGTCATCCGCATTATCGGCTACGACTTTTTGGTATCGCTTGTACTGTGATAGGGTTATTTCTTTTAAATCTGTTGGAATTACTACTTTCATACTTATAAGACTAAAAAATGTGGTTTTGTTTATGTAATTATTACTTTTCGTGTAGGCTTTATTGCAAGTTGCATCATCGCAAAGTATCGCAGCGCATCGATGGCGTGGTTCATCGAGTCAATCGGCTTGTTAAGTTTCTTGCCAGTCTTGTCAACATCCCAACTGTACGCCCTTAATTCTTTGATTAGGTTCACGCTTGTTTTTGTGATTAACATTTGCCTTTGTTGCAGCACTGAAATACCAAAGTTTATTGAATCGGCACCCTTAACAACCGCTTTGATATTATATCCTGCTCGCCTTATTTCCTCGATTGATTTCGGCTCGGCACTATCCGCCCAAATCGGGAGTCGTTTATCGTGGCTCATTAAGTTTATAATATCGGAGTTGAGTAGCGAGGTCGAATATATTACCTCGTTGCAAATTATTTTACCATCGTATTCGTGTACTTCAATTAGTGCGCTCGGATCGTTGCTATATCCAAAATCTAATCCGTAACCGATTAATTTTGCTTCGGCTGGTATTGTGTCAATCAGTTCGTAATTTTCGAATATAACGCCCTCCAGTGTTCCGAGTTGCCCTAATCCGTAAACCTTGTACCAATTATCCCAATAGGATGAAGTTAATGCCTTTTCCTTTGCTTTGTTTATAAAGTTTAAAGCGGATTCCGGGCAGGCTTCGTTATCCAAATAGTTTACTATTAT